CCGCCCGTGGGCGGGCGGGAGCCGACCCCTAGCAACTCAAGTCGACTTTGACATCATCTCGTGATTCGATCATGAATCCTTCCGTTGCAAGAATGCCGGGCCAATCACGTGGTTCTGTCAGGTAGAACGGAGTGAAAGGACTCATCTTCCCAAACTGATGTAGGTGCTTGGCTGACATCGGAAAGGATCCTGGTGCTGGATCGATCGAGGCATAATGCCTGATCAACTGTAGACGCTGATGGTATTCGAGTGAAGAGTGCTTGTCAAGCAGTGAAGAACCATATGTCAGAGAAAAATTAATCGGAGGGTCACTATTTCTTTCAGCCTTTTTCAGGATGTAATCTCCGTCACCCAAGAACCAATCACGACATCGGTTCCTATAGTTCTCCCACTTCGGTTCTCCCGAATACGTTTTGCGTATTTCAATTTGGCCTTTACGTGGACCTCGAGTTAGAAGATGTTCATGCTCTTCGTGATCTCGATCCTTCATACCAAATTCAATCGTTGGTTTTTGCACAGCAATGTGGATCATTCCACCGATCTTCGCATCCCTGGGGATGGAATATCTTTGGGTAATCTTCTCCGCATTGTGTAGCCACTTCAGCATGTGAACATAATGCTGCGTTTGGAATTCAATTGGACAGGTCTGGAGCCGATCAATAGTTGATCCTGCAGTTGTCTTTGCATCGACAATGTAGAGGCTGTTCTGTTTCTCATGGTAAAACAGCATGTCGAATTGGCCAATCATCCTCCCATATTCCGAATGGTTTACTTCAGCTACAACTTCTGTTCCAAGCAAACGCCAATAGGGTTTGTTGAGATAATCAACAACTGATCCCTTGCCGGGTACTTGGAATGCCTGCATAGCTTCAAACCAAGAGAAAGCCATATACATGTCCTTCTCTTCTCTATCCAGAATTTCTATTTGCTCTTCGCCGTGAATCCCACGACCAGCACAAATTTCTTTTAGTTCCTTTTGCCTTTGCTCAAGCCAAGTTCTCATTTGACTGAGGGCAAAAGCTGTTGATTCCTGATAAAGCTCTAGACGGCTGTGGAACCACGAACCCCTACTCAGAGCAGCAGACCACCTCAGTGCCTTCACAAGATTGAGACGACGACTGAGGTAGTACTGGAAGGGACAGGAGAGAATACTCTCGTAGTCCGATGATCTGATTGCGGGTGTTGTGGCTACCAGCCCTTGCTCTTCGAGCCATTCCTTCGCTGATGCTCCCTTACCTTTGGGAGCCTGGGTGGTAGTAGACATTTTTCCTCCTTACTTTTTGCAACAATCACCTTTGCCAAGCATCTTCATTACGTGGGGTCGGGCCCAGATTCCGAATCCGGTACCGAGGACGGCGACGAGGATCGAGAACCAGACAGTGCCAAGGAAGGCCGAAGCGAGCATATCTTTTTCCTTTTGAAATTCAGCACATAGCGGATCGTTCTAAACGTTATGGCTATGCTGATGAGACCAGTCCCCACTAGGAAGGGAACGTAGATATACGGAAGATACTCCTTAACTCCAATGTTGAGGAGGATCAATACGATGCCGAGGAGTATAGCAGTTCCACCCTTGAAATTCGATAGTCCAGGGATGACCATTACCAAAACTCCTCCAATAATACAGATACCTCCGACCGCAGACAGGATGGAGAGATCCTTCATGGACTCTGCACCCACGTGACCAGTGGGGAGTATCGATGTTACGTCTGTTGTAATGCCTCTAGAGCTGGCACAAGAGACCAACAGGAGAGCCAAGATGATTGGACTCCACTTGATGATAATCCACAATCGAGGCCATAAGAGCATTAGAAAAGTTTCAGGGCTAGGGTTGTTCCGGTAGAGACAACAAAAGCAAGTACCGACATGACTACCCAAGCACGACCACGGTCGAACTCGTTCTTGAGCTTAATCTTGTGAAGGTCTGTCTCGATCTTGTCGAGCTTTACATTCACACGTTTAAGCTCAGAGAGTACATGGATCTTGTACTCTTCCCAGCCATCCGGTGTAGGAGTCATTTCCCGCCGCGAGCTTTGTAACCACCACCTGCACGGCGGGTACGTTTAGTGTTAGCAGCACTACTTGCTTTCTTTAGTGCCTTGCCCTGGCGTGTGGTAGTTCCACGCTTTCCGCGTGTCGAAGATGATGCTTTTCGTTTCTTAGCCATGATAAATCCTTACCCAACAAAGCGACCGAGGATCATTGCCGCGGTAGCATTTGCTGCTGCTGTTTCAACTGTACAAATAACCCGTGTGCATCCTGAAACGTAAACACGACGGGGAACACTAAGAACCATCCCGACTGCATCGCTGCCATCTGAATTGACTGCTGTCACCGCGTCAGGGTTCATTGCAATCAAATGATGTGCATCGATGTCTTTGTGATCTGTTTGATATTCAACGTGATCCCAATCGAGGAGAGGGACCCAGAAGGAAGTATCGTGTGCTGTTCCATCTGCTGAGGTCTGGGTGAGGTTGGAATCTACATCTTGGGGCCAGTACCTACCGTTGGTGTCGCCGTTGTAGGGGACTTCTCCGTAAAGGGCAATAACGGGGGTATCTGTAGCAGGTGCGCTACCGTAGTATGCAAGGTAGATTTCCAAGTGAAGGCCCATCGAGGGAACAACAATTGGTTTTACGTTGTCGTTGTTAGATCCAGCTCCGTGAACCATGAGGCTTGGGTTGTTGTAGTCAGAGCCGTTATTTGTTTTTGCATCTGTGTGCATAACAAAAATGGTCGTTCCAATTGATGAGGAACCAGAACCCACTGCGGGT